CACCTTCTGAGCAACATCCTTACCTCCAGAACGAATCATCAACTCCTTCAACTCCTTGAGCCTCTGGTGGTCTGTCTTAGGCAATACAGCAGGCGGGTTATCAGCAAACCTCTGTATCGTCATCTTTACCGATCCTTTAGGGCGACCTCTACCTCTTTTTAGTTGTTCCACTTTGTCCTTTCTGGAGTGTTCCATTTTCACTTTTTTTGAGGGTGGGGTGTACCACAAATATCTACCAACCCAACCAACCCCCTCCCCCCCATCAATCCAACCAACCTAGGGTTTTCCCTACTGTGTTTCTATCCAGTACTGTCCAGGCATACAGATCAGGGTTTACCCTTACTTGCAGCTAATTGAGAATGATTCTCATTTGCGTTTAGGTAAGAGAGTGAAGCACCTTTTCTAGGGTACTTGTCTTTTTATCTAACATTCTGTTTACCCTATCTTTCCCTTTACTATCCCTTCTATCCTTCCCTAATGATTCACTCATTCAGGGCTGTTGTTTATTTCCGACATTGTTAGTAACTAACCCTAGTCTGTCAAATGGTTCATCTATCCTATAACCCAATGAATGCAAATGTTGGTAAAGGGCTAATAGGTTTTCGAAACCCTGTGAAATATTACCCTGTCCAACTGTTAAAAGAATCTGTCGTTTTGGGTTGTCTAATTTCCTACGAAACTGAACAGTATCAATTTTGGGAGGTCTAGCCATGTTTTCCCTTGTCTGATAATTAATTAAATAAATTCTATCATCTAAGGGTTTGTCCCTATGTTTTTTTTATTTTTTGGTGCTATTCTTACCCTACTTTCAATCGGAAAGTGCGATTCAATAGGTGTCAATAATGAAACAAAACTTCTTTCCTACACTTTCAGAAGCCTTAGAAGCTGAGAAGCTTACTCATGCATGGCCATGTACTCCGATAGCCTATGGTCAAACTATCGGTCAAACTTACGATGATGGCTCAAAATATGGTTATTACATTTCCATTTATAGAGACGAGCGCGGACTTTATGAGCGTCCGATCCACTATAAAAGAGGTTAAACCATGAAAAATGATCTTCTCGACTATTTAACAGCCATCGCTTTAGGTCTGTGTCTCTGTATCGGGCTTCTAGCGTACTTCGATGTACTCATAAAGTAATATTTTTTCAATTCAATAGGTGTCAATAATGATCAAAATCTCAAATACTTCAAAATTAAATGCCCGTTCGTGGAGTTTGCAAGCTTTGGACACCTGTCCTGGTTCGTGGGCAGCACCTGGTGAGCTTGTCGATGCTTGCAAGGGATGCTATGCCACTACTGGAAATTACAATTATCCTAATGTGAAAGCCCCAAGATTGTCTAATCGTGAAGACTGGCAGCGCTTAGACTGGGTGTCTGACATGGTTTCAGAGCTTGATCAAGATCGTTATTTCCGCTGGTTTGATTCTGGTGATGTTTATACCCTTGGATTAGCGGAAAAAATCCTTGAAGTAATGATTCGGACACCTTGGTGTAATCATTGGCTGCCCACCAGAATGCATAAATTCCCTAAATTTGCCCATGTTTTTGCTCAAATGGAAGCTTTGCCTAATGTGAAGGTTCGTTTTTCAAGTGATTCTATCCAAGGTGAATACATTGAGGGCTTGCATGGTTCGGTTATTGGCCCAGACGCTGCCACTTTTCAAGCCCGTGAAGGTGTTCAATTATGCGAAGCTTATAAGCACGGGGGAAACTGTAATGGCTGCAGGGCTTGTTGGTCTAAAGATGTCCCATTGATTGCCTATCCAGCGCATGGCCAAAAAATGGCACGGGTTATTAAGTTAAAACAAATTTAAGGGGATTCAATGATCTATGCTTGCATTGCCCTAGTCCTTCGAATACTTACTAAACGATAACCAACTAACCCTCCATTGTGAGGGTTTTTTATTGTCTTAAATTTAAGCCTTTATAGGCTTTTTTTTCGTCCATGCTACCAACCATGCACCAATGCTAAAAAACGCCTTAAAACGGGTTTTTATCGGCTTCTAGCGGTATTTGCTCGCACAATTTCCGTATCGTTTCATTGAGTGCTGCCAATTCATCCATTTTGTAGACAGACCAAAGCCTTTTCTGCCCATGTATCCCGTTAATGCTTCCACGATGGCAATCAGCACATAATGGCATTGATGTAAACCATTGTCCCTGGTGAATTTCATGGCATTCACTTGGTGGTGGTGAGTCGCAAATAATGCAAGACATCCCCTTGATTCGCTCAATGTGTTGTTTTTCCCCATTGGTGGGCTTTGCTTTATTTTTGCTTTGCATCCTATTGAGTCGCTCTCACTTCCATGCGGGCGCTATATTGTTCGGTTCTCCAAACCTCTATCCTTGCTTGAGCTGCAGTCATCAACCACCGATATTTCTCCTCTTTCTCGACCGCTTCCTTGATACCATTGAGTATTTCTATGTAATCTTGGTGAGCATAAGCATAGGTTTCTTGTTTTCCAAGTACTTCTGTGCCAGCTTGTGCCATGAGTTGGGCTTTTCTGCTCTTGCGAAACTCCTCAAGATACATACGATCTGCTTTTGCTTTGGCGTACAGAGGACTCGTATCTATCAGAAACTGTATCGCCTTGTGTGGGCTATCACTCATACTGTTTTCTCAGGTTGTTGTATTTTTGCCAATCCAAACGCCCAGATAGCTCCACCAGACACCTTGGCTAAGAATTGCAAAGCAATAATTTCGGGCATCAACACGCCAAAAGCAATGGTCGGGAACAAAACAGAATCTACTGCAGCGCCAGCGGTATTTGAAACATTTGTCCTTTTTAGCCATGTGCCAGTAGTTTTTACAAATACGGCCCAATCTACCATTGCAGCCACCAAAAATGATGTTGCTGAAGCTATTGCAATCATTCCTGAAGCAGGGTTAAGAGCATAGGTAATTAAGCCAGTTCCAACAATCAAACTACCCATTTGCCATGTTTTTAGTCTGACATGAAGCCAATCTCTAAGTGTTAAATCAAGTCCTATTAAGAAGAAAGCGTTTATTGGACTTATTGAAGGGCCAAAAGTAGCTACCAAAAGATTGGCTGAAACCATTGCTAAAGCATAAGCAATTAAGGCAAAAATCATAAAAGAGTTTCCTGTTCCATAGGTTGATAAAAATTCCATTGTGAAGGGGCGTTAAATGCCTCTATTCGTGATCGCATGATCTGTGCTCTAGCCTCTTTTGTAGGCGGTAGATAGTTTCCATGCTTCCAATGCACATCAATTCCAACATTTCTGCCGATATTTGTGCTGTCTGCTGATGAAAATGGCAATTTTGTAAATATTGCAGGGTCTAACATCCTCAATCCATGAAGTTTGCAAGCTGGTCTTCCCATGTCATCGCAAATTACCCTCATGGCTTGGCTCATTTTTACCCACCAGTTTTGAGTTCCTACTGTTGAAAACTCTCCAGAACTTCCAATACAAACTCGAACATAGGTGTTTGCTAGTTGTTCTAAGCGTTCTAGTGATTCGTGCATATGCCAAACTGGAGCGCCAAACCAATTTGGTAATGGGCAGTCTTTCAACAAAGCGTCATTATCTGCCTCATTCCCATCAATAACATCAGGAATCACAGCAAAGTCGCATGATGGAACTTTCTTTAGATTAAGCGACCAATCGTAAAAAGGTTGCCAATCGGTTATTGGTTTTCCTGATCGCCAGGCTGAAAAAGCTCCGTTATCAATTGCAAAAGACTGACAAACTTCAATCGCTGCTGATAATTGGTCAGAATGTGCAAATGACACAAAAGCATGACCATTCTCGATAGCCTTAACAGCTACTGTTGCAGGAGTTATTGGTAATCCGTGATAGTGAATCATGTTATTTCCACCACTTTGTCACCATGTGATTTAATGTAATTCTTGGTCTTTTGGATATATCTCTCAAATTCTGACCTTGAAATACTCGATTGTTGAAGGTCTGCATACTCGATTAAGTCCCTTACAGCTTGTATTCCCTCACCACTTAATCCGAGCTTTTTAGTCTTTTCAAACCTAATTGCCGCTTCATGTAGTGCTTTTTGAGCTTTCTCGCATACTGGCAGTACCTCTGGCCCGATTCCACTTCTAGCCATCATTTCCGACAGATTCAATACATCGACTAGGGTTCTCCAATCTTGGATTGTTCCTTGACCTTTGGTTATTGACTCTAGGGCTGAGTATTCAAGGGTTCTGAGCTTGTCCAGCTTGTCCCTCTGGGTTATCGCTGCTCCCACTATCGCATGGGTCAATGGATCGATCAAATTCCAATGCTTTCTCTTTGTTTTTTTGCGAGTCATTATCTTTTCCAAAGATGGCATCCCATCTATTTGCATATTCTTGATTGCTTACTTGAAACGGACGAGGAATTGAACCTTTACCCATAAAACCTCCAAATTGAGTAAATCCATAACCAAAATACTGCAATGCCAGAAAGTATCAGTTTCCACTCAAAACTCATACATCCTCGTATTTGTAGTTGAGCTTGTGGTGGTGAAAGCGCATGGACGCTTCCATTTCTAACTCTTTGAAGTGTTCAGCAGAGAACAATCCGATGACATTGCGACCTTCAAACCAGACTTCACGAATGTTCTCGCTATAGGTTGAATCTTTGTCCTGCTCGTACTCATAGACTACTTTTACGATCTCGCTACCTTCGCCAGTAGTTGTATCAAATTCCCATGTGTTCATCATTGACTCCTGTTAAAAACTGTTAATTTACTCTTGTTAAACAATAAATCTATTAGGTAAAACCCTTAGTCCAAGCATTCTTTTACACAAATATCAACACCCGCAAGACTTGAATAAACCTTCGCAACATGGATATTCACGATCTGAGAATCATCCTTATAAACCACTCCATTCATGGCATCTTCTACACTTTTCAGCACATTAGATGCGTCAGGCTTCTTAATTGGCTTCTCTGAGCCGTTTAAACAGGCTTCTGAGCGCTTTTTTGAGTACGACTGAGGGATAGGCGCTCTTATATACAGATAAAGGTTTACAGGGGTTTCTAGGATTTCATTGCTACCCATCGCTTGTATGGCTGCTTCTTTGATTAAAGACTCATAGTTGCGGGTTTTGTCAGGGGTGTAAGTTTGAACAAAGTTTCCTCGCTTTGCATACCTAGCTCTCTGTTTGCCAACAGGGTTAGCGTCTACTTTGAATGTGACCATGAAACTCATGTCAATTCCTTTAATGTTCTTTTAGGATATGGTTTTATCAAATGCTGAATTGCATTTAAATGTTTTTTTTGTGTGTACTTGTTACCAATGAAAGCAAAATATCTTCCTTTGCTGTGTTGTTTTACCTTTTCAACAGTAGGAAAGTGCTTCTTAATATTTTCAATTTGAGTGTTTCCGCAAACAGCTCTAATGCTTCTGGATGTCCAAATCTTGCCATTTATCAACCATCCATCACGATCTAATTTTCTGCTTTTTACATTAGGGTTTCCATCCCGCATTGAGCCGACATAAGTAAAGCCGCAAGCCTGATAAATAGTCCCAATTTCTCCAGCAGCTTCATCAACAGTAGATGTAACAACCTCGTATTTTTTTGGCAACATCTTCATACTTTGTCTAATCAACTTGCTTGCGCTATGAGGATGTGCCCAATGAACACAAGCGCCACGACTTAATAAAATCATCTTTCCCTCATATCCATATTTGCTCCAATCAGCGCCAGCCAGTCCTTTTTCTCTGGTTATCTTTCCAAGGTTCTCTGAGTATTCAGGCCCATAACATACAACTCCACCACAAAATCCTTCAAAGAAAATGCCATAGCAATGCCAAACAACTGCAGGCATACAGCCAAGCCATTCATAATCTTTGATAATTTTTTCAGCCATCTGATAGCTGACTTCACGCACTTCTGCTTTTTTGATGTCAGTATCAATTTTTGACCACCAATCTCCAAGCAAATCAGAATCTAAATTTTCCGATCTGCGTTTTTCTCTTATTTGTTTTTGCCAAGCAATAGATGTTTCAAGTAATAAATTCATGTTAAAGCCTATTCAATAGTTCCATTTTTCATAAGAGTCATGTAATTTCTTACTCTGTCTCTAGCTCCAATGCCATACATGCGTTCACATCTTTCTACTCTGGCACGAACAAAGTCGTTATCTTGGTTTGTCTGCCAAGTTCGGAACATTTCCCGAGCTTCTGCTTTCTCAAGAACAACTCTGTCGCTCTCATTGGATATTGTTTTTCGGCTGTATGCCATAGGTGTTTACTCTAGGTCGCCAGTAAG